AAATATTCAGAGTAAATAAAATAGACTATAAACCAAATGCATTAGCAACAGTAGAATTTATTAAAATATAATGGCAAAAACACAAGTAACTAATTTACCTAACTTTGACATCAGGCCAAAGTCAATTTCGCAAGATGGTGTCGTAACTTTTACTGATGGTACAAATAATGTAGTACCAAACCAAGTACAATGCGAAGCGTATGGGTATACTTATGACGTGCTTACAGGTACTTGTAGGATATTTAGATTTAAAGGAAATATACAGGGAAACATAACAAGAGAAACAAACAAAATAGAAGGTAATAATAATATATTGGGATCTCAAACAGATAGTAGTTTTATATCAGGGCAAGATAACAGAATTAACGGCTATTCACGTAATAACATAATAACAGGAACACAGAATCAAATAAGTTCTAATATAAACAATGCAACAGTTTTAGGTATTAATGGTAGGGCAAGTAGGCAAAGTGAATTTGCTTTAGGTGGTGGTTTAAACAGCATAAATAGTGGTGCTGCTTTTGCAGATAGGCAGATGTCAGTAATTCAGCTATCAGGATATACAACAGATAATACAGCAACTAGCTTAACAGTAAACAATCAGGGTGGTAATTTTATAAACGTAAGAAATAACAGTATAATTGGTTGGGAAGTATTTTTAACAAGACTAGAAGTAGGCGGTTCTAGTGGAACAGCAGGTAATTTCTCATATAGGCTATTTCAGGGTTGTACTGTAGTTGATAATTCTTATAGCATGACTTTTACCACAGGATTTACTAGAAACATAGCTAAGTCAGGTGTAAACGGAACATTTGCTATGATAGATTCTGGTAGTAATACAATGACTGTTCAATGTACGGACAGAAACAACGTAAATAACATTTGGAACGCAATAGTGTATTTACACGAATTAACATCAACAAACATAACATTCTAAGACATGGCGAATCAAAATACAGAAACAGTTAATTTACAAGTTAAATCAAATATAGGGGAAGTAGCAAAAGAAACAGGAACTTTAGCTAGTGAGTTTAAATTTATGGGCGTTTCGCTTAAAAGCGTTACAGATGGAGTAAGAAGTATGGGTAGAGTAGCGGTTAGGTCGTTTTCTTCTATTAAAGCAGCTATAGCGTCAACAGGAATAGGACTTTTTGTAGTAGCCATAGGAAGTTTAGCGCAATATTTTAAAGATAGTGAAGAAGGGGCAAGTAAGTTTAAACAAATAACTACACAGCTAGGTGTTGCTTTAGGTAACGTTACAGATATTATCTCTGACGCAGGTAAGGCGTTATTTAATTTAATCACAGGTAACTTTGACGCTTTTAAAGACAGTTTAAAAGAAGTGACAGAAGGAGTTGCAAACTTTGGTAAAACTACAAGAGAAGAAATGAAAGTTGCTAATCAATTAGAGAAAGACAGATTAGCTTTACAGAAATTTGAAAGGGAAGCAATAGTTGAAAAGGCTAGAACTGAAAAGGATATAATGGAGTTACGTCTTAAAGCTAGAGATATAGAAAAGTTTTCTAATGAAGAAAGATTAGAATTCATGCGTACAGCTAATAGATTAGCAGACGAACAATTACAAAAAGATTTACACGTAGCCAACGAAAAGTTAAGATTTCAGCAAGTAGAAAATTCATTCAGTAAGTCAACAAAAGAAAATTTAGACGCAGAAGCACAGTTACAAGCACAAGTATTTCAAATAGAAAGAAGTAATTTTTCTGAACAAGTATTTCAAATAGAAAGAAGTAATTTTTCTGAACGTAAAAGAATGAAGTCAGAAGAACAGGCTATTGTAAGAGCTGTAGCAGCAGAAGAAGCCGCAGCTTTGAAAAAGAAAGAAGCAGAAGAAAAGAAATATAGAGATGATAAGAAAAAAGCAGAAGATAAAGCAAGACAACAAAAAGAAAAAGACGACGAAATAGCAGCAAAAAAACAGAAAGACTTAGACGACTTAGTTGAAAATGAAAAGCAAAAAACTATCAGAATGGGCTTTGACGCAGCCGAAGCCTTAGCAGGAGAAAGTGACGCAGCAGCAAAAGCAGTAGCAGTAGCAAGAACAATATACAACACGCAACAAGCTATTATGAATACTATGGCAGTTGTACCACCACCTTTTAATACTATACAAGCAGTTGCTACAGGTGTTATGGGTGCAGCAGCAATTAAGAAAATACTAAGTACAAGTCCTTCTAATGCGTCAGGTGGCGGTGGGGCAACAGTAAGTGGTGGCGGAACTCCTGCACCACAAATGACTAGCGGACAGTTTACTTTAGGCGGTGATGTTATGCAGCCTGAGCCTGTCCAAGCCTTTGTAGTAACAGATGATATGACTAACAGCCAAAACAAATTAGCTAACATAAGAAGGAGAGCTACAATTTAAAAATCAAATAACTAACAATTTAATCTATTATATATTATGCCATGCAAAAAATGCGAAAACGGAAAATGGAAATTTGGTAACACAGGAAAGTGCCAATATAATACGAAATCAGAATGTGAATCAGAGAATGCTGATTATTACGAAGATATGAAAACAACTAGAATCGTAGAATTGGTTGTATCTGATGACGCAGAAGAACTGACTATTGACGCTATAAGTCTGGTTGCTAGCCCTGCTATTGAAGAAAACATGGTTTACTTTGGTAAGGAAAAAAACAATTTAACATTTGCTAAGATAGATGAAGAACAGCGAATGATTGTAAGTCCTGCTTTGATTCCTAACAAGCAGATATTCCGTTACGACCCACAGACGGATTCGAAATACTATGTATATTTCAGTCCAGAAACTATCCGTAAGGCAGCAGAAATGTACTTAAAACATAACAATCATCACAAAGCTACATACGAACATCAAGATAGAGTAAGCGGTGTACTAACTGTAGAAAGTTGGATAATAGAAGATCCTAAAATGGACAAATCTTCTCTTTACGGATTTTCTCTACCAAAAGGAAGTTGGATGGTAAAAATGCGTATAGACAATGACGAGCTTTGGAGTAAGATAAAAAGCGGAGAACTTAAAGGATTAAGCATTGAAGGATATTTTGTAGATAAAATGCAAAAGATGTCCGAAATGAATTTAACTGATGAACAAATACTAGAAGCACTTTACGAAATAATCACAAAATCAAATAACTAACCAATATTTCTATTATATTAAAAAAGAACACACTATGGATATTAAAGAAAAAATATTAGTCGCATTAGGACTAAACAAAGAAACAGTTTCAATGTCTTACCAAGTAAAAACAGAAGACGGTACAATTTTAACATCTACAGCAGACGAATTAGCTGCAGGCGTGGATATTTCCGTTTTGACCGAAGATGGCAGCACAATACCCTTACCAATCGGAACGTATAAAACTGATACAGGCGTAAGCTTTAGGGTTGAAGAAGAAGGGGTTGTTGGCGAAGTTATGGAAACTGAAACGGAAGAAGAAGTAACACCAAAAGAGGAAATGACAGAAGAAGTAAAAGAAGAAATGGCAAAAGAAGATGACAAAGAAGATGATTACGAAAGCGAAGCAGAAGAAACTGACTGGGCTAAGACTTACGAAGAAATGAAAGAAAAAGTTGACAACCTAGAAGACGCTATTGCGGACATCAAAGCTAGATTAGGAGAATCAGATACAGAAGATGTAGAAATGTCAGAAGAAACTACAGAAGAAGTTGAAGATAAACCTAAGACAGTTACTACAAAAACTACAGAAGTAGTAGAATTTTCAGCTGAGGAAGTTGAAGCAATAAAAAAACTGAAAACTGAAAACGAAAAACTAAAAGCAGAATTAGCAGCACAACCTGCTGATGTAGCTTTAAACACAAATAAATTTAGTTCAGAAAGAAAAGAGCTAAGTAAAAAAGAATACAAAAAACTTTCTACTCAAGAAAGAATTTTATATAACTTAAATAAATAATATTAATAAATAAAAAAAAAATTATGGCTTTTACAGTAAATTCAAATTATGCAGGAAAAGCGGCAGGCTTTTTCATAGCACAAAGTTTAAAAGAAGCAAAATCATTAGAATATTTAACAATGATTGAAAACGTGAAATATCGTAGTAACCTACAGGTTATGGGTAACTCAGGTTTAGTAGTTGACGCTACTTGCGACTTTAATGACGCAGGTACTTTAACTTTAACAGAAACAAAATATATTGAGCCAAAAAATCTACAAATAAACGTGGATTTGTGTAAGGCTAACTTGCTCAGTAGCTTTGAAGCTCAAAATATGAGAGCAGGGGCAGGCGCACCACCATCTGCAAGTTTTGACGAATATGTTATATCTTACTTAGGGGAGATTATAGCACAGGCTACAGAAGAAAGTATCTGGGAAGGAACAGCAGTTGCAGGTAAATTTAACGGATTCTTAGGCGCAGCTACAGGTTACTTATTACCAGGTGTAGACGCTACAGTAATTCAATCTTCTGCTTCTGGTGCTTATACAGCAGCTAACATTATAGCAAACTTACAGACTTTAACAACTGATATGGCTTCTAATGTTCCTGCAATTTTAGGAAAAGAAGATTTGCATATATATATGAATAATAAAACTTATGCTATGTATATTTCAGCAGTATCTACATTAGGATATGTAAATGCTTACAACATGAATGGCGACTATGAGCCTGTATTTGAAGGTTACAAGATAGCAGTTTGTCCTGGTATGTTAGACAATCAATTAGTAGCTGCTCAAAAATCAAATATGTTCTTTGGAACTGATTTACTTTCAGACGCTACAAGAATACAATTACTTGATATGTCTAACCTAGACGGTTCAGATAATATTAGAGTAGTAGCTAGATATTCAGCAGGTGTTCAGACGGGAGTTGGTGCTGATATTGTAAGACAATCATAAACAAAATAAATTTACGGAAGGGTGTAAAAGCCCTTCCTTAACCTCTAAAAATTAAAAATTATGGCATGTACGGCATTAACGAAAGGTAGAGGTCTTGATTGTAATAGAATCACATCTGGAATAAAGTTTATTTATTTTGCAGTTTATGACCAAGTAACCTCAATACCAACAGCAAACGGAGAAATTACTGATTTGGAAATGGGTAGTAATAGCTTATATAGATATACAATGCCTTTAGGTGTTGCAAGTCTTACAGATACTATCACAGGTTCTAGGGAAAACGGAACAATTTTTTACACACCTACAGTAAACATTATACTTAACCGCTTAACTAAGGAAGACCAAAATCAGGTTAAGCTATTAGGAGCAACAAAGGTAATTATATTTGCACAATTAAATCAAACAGTTACAGCTACAGGGCATGACGTTATAGTTTGTTTAGGTAGTGTAAATGGAATGGAATTAAATGCAGGAACAATGGATAGTGGCGCAGCATTTGGAGATAGAAATGGTTACACTCTTACCTTTGACGGTTTAGAGCAAAAACCTTTTCAATTTGTACCAGATTACACGACTAACCCATTTGATAACGGGGCGTTTACATTAGGCGGAGTTGTTTCTTCCTAATTAGTAGAATTATAAAATACACTTTTCACTTTAATTAGTGTTTTCAAAGGGGGCTTTTTAGCCCTCTTTTTCGTTTATATCCAAATAAAAACAGTTTATTTCTATTATATACTGTATGATACAAGCAACTACAGAAACAAACATAGGAGCATACGTTTGCGTAAAAGACAATTTAAGCGGTACACAAACAGATATGAACAAGATAAGGTTCTTAGTAAAATTTACTAATGACTTAGACGGTTCAGTTGCTTATGCTTACGCAGCTACAGCAGAGATAAGAGAAAGGTATACTATTTTGTTATTTACTTACGAATCAGTATTAGCTAGTGTAGATTTGTATAATAGTGAAATACACTTACTACCAGCAGGATATTGGAAATATGAAGTTTACGAAGTTACTTGGGTTGGTACAGTTACAGTAGCTAAAAACTTTGCACCGTCTACAGAAACAGAAGTATTAAGTCCTGCCGCTGATAATAAAGGTGTAGTACAGGGGTTAGTAACAAAAGGTAAAATGTATCTAGCTGAAAAATCAGGTACAGAACAAGTACAATTTACAGAATATACACCAACAGCAACAGATAATTATATATATTACGGACAATAAAAAATTAAAAAATGGCAATAGAAAACGTACAACAATTATTAACAGAGCAATTAGGAAAACATAGATGCGATGTTATAGGAACTACAGCTATGACAAGCAAAAAGTATTATGCTATTCACTTTCCTGTTCAATCAGTAATAGCTTCAATAGCAGCTACAAATGTGCAAACAGGTACAGGTTCAGCTATAAGCAACCTTCACACGACAGTACCTGCGGGAACAACTTTATTTCTCCAATGCACGGCAATAACTCTGACATCAGGAGTTGCTATCTGTTACTATGAAGATGTAATATAATGAGAATACTAAGACTAGGACAAAGTTTATCTACATCAAAATCAGTTGATTCTTTTATGAATCTCTTTTCATTAGATTTTGACGGGGTTGATGACTTTGTTAATTTAGGTAATAACTCTAGCTTACGCCCTCCTGTGTCAGGCGGTGTTTCGCTTTCTTTATGGTGTAAATGGACTGATATAACTACAGCTACCTCTAGGATGTTTTCAAACTCTAGTAATTCATCTGCCTATAATGGTATAGCTTGTTCTAAAAATACAACAGGAAAGTTAGCTATGCACACAGGAGATGGTGGCGGAATGGGCAGTATTGACAGAAGAAGTTTACAAACTAATAGTGCGGTCGTTTCTAATAATACATGGCATCATATTGTATTTGTATGGACTGATGAAACGCAAACTAATTGGAAGATATATGTAGACGGAAGTGCAAAGGCAGCAACAGCAAGTGGATCAGGCGGAACAAATGTATATACTACTGATGACGCTTTTATAGGTAAGAGAATTACAGGTTCAACAACTTTTGCTAATGGTAAAATGGATGAAATTTCTTTTTACGATACAGCTTTAACAGCAGACAGAGTTTTAACAATTTACAATAGTGGTACACCAACTGATTTAACTAACGAGCCAGATCTTATAGGTTATTGGAGAAATGGCGATCCTAGTGGTACGTCTAGCTTTCCTACTATTACGGATGACAGTACTAATAGTAATAACGGAACAATGACTAATATGGCTTCTGGAGATATTGTAACAGACGCACCTTAAAAAAATAGCTATGAATTACGTAATATATAATATGTCAGATGTGT